TAAAGGAGTGTAATCCTCTAGCTTCACTGTCTTAACGCGGCTTGGTTTCTTTCTCTGTGCCATGTTTTGCGCTCGCTATCCATTCGGTTGCCTCTATTAGCCAGTAAATGCCGTTGGTTCGACAATTCCCGTCATTTAGAGCCATGTCTTATTTTTGCAGAAGTATCTGATAAATCTGGTCTATTTGGTCTTCGACACGCGCTAAGCGGTCATTCATAGAGCCACCGCCGTTAGGTTTAAGTTCAGCCAAGTAATGCTTAATCATAAATCTAAGAGCTGCCAAGATAGATGCAGTAACCGAGCAAATGCCGACTACTACTGCAACGTAGTCGCTAATGCTCATGACTTCTTTACAGGAGCCTTATAGCCAAATACTCCACAGAGAACCGCGCCAAGAATTGAGCGATAATCAAGTGAGAAGTTACTAATCTGCCAAGCAGCTAGGAAAGATGCTAGCGCCATTAGTCGTGGATCTTTTAGGTTCATTTATTTGCTCCAGTCTGGTCGTATTACAAGGCGAATGAGAGATACTGGACGTTTCTTCTTGGATACGCCATCTCCGTTGTCTTGGGATCCACTTGCGATATGGCTAGTGTTACCCTCGATGGTGTGTAGGTATTCAGAGTTCTTCTCAGAAAAATTGATATTGACAATCCCAACGTGTTCGGCTCGCCCACTTCTACTAAAATCAAATAATACCAAGTCACCGCGTTTAGCTTCGGCGGTTGGAACGACCCGATTATTAGCTCTCGCCCATGATTCAAGGTGTGGGCAGTAGGCGGTGTCTGGAATTGCTTTCGCTTCTTCGCCTTTAATAAAGCAAGCTCTAATAAAAGTTGCGCACCACGGCTGATAATTGGCATGGCCAGCCACCTTAGCGAACTTGTTATTATTATTCGGCTTTTCGTTATAGCCGATTTCAGCTCTTGCAGCATCAAGGACTTTCTGAATACTCATGAGAGTAGCAGTTTGGCTTCTTCCTCTGTAATGCCTAGCTTCTCTAGTAAGTCAGCCTTAGCAGTCGCCTTAGCATTTGCTTCTTCTTCGGCAGCAACGAGTTTAGCTTCATAATCTAAACGAGCAGTTGTTTCTTCTTGTGTTTCTTCTCGTTCAATAATGGTTTCTTCACCAGTTGTTACATCAAAGATTTTTTCAATAATTTTCATAATTATCCTCACGCGCTCGTATAAACATACATAGTTCCAGCATCAAAATTACCGCCACCACTAATTACCGCACTTACAGAACTTATTGTGCTACTTGAATTGTAGTAACCACCACCAATTTGGCTAAATTGGCCATTTCCACCGCCAGCATCTCCAGAGCCACCAAATTGGAATGCTTTTACACCTGAACTGTTACCGCCAGTTAAACTAATGTAACCACTTGCAACACTTGCCGCATTGGAACCTAACAAAGCCATATCTACACGATCTCGATTTCCTGATTCGGCACCAAGAATTGTAGAAGCAGAATATGTAGATCCAGCAGTAATTCTTAATCCATAAATGTAATAATTTGAAGCTGTATCAGTATTGAATCTAAAACCAATTTCGCGAGATGCGCTTGCGCCAGAAGCATAATGAATTAAAACCATAATTTTATCTGCTCCGCTAATACCGCTTACTGTTATAGTTGAAGCGCCAGTTAATGTAGTGCCACCAGCATTGACTAATGACCAATTTGCACCAGCTGATGAACTTGCCCATTTTAAACCAGTTGCGGCGGTCGAATCAGCAGTTAATACTTGTCCGTTTGTGCCAACACCTAATCTAGCAAATGTTCCAGATCCTGTTGCGGGGACTAAATCACCTTTTGTAGTCATAGCAGTTGCCATTGAATTAGTAATAGTTACATCTCCAGATGCACCACCGCCTGAAATACCTGTGCCAGCAGTCACTGCGGTAATGTCGCCTGATGCACCAGAAGAAACCCAAGCACTTCCGTTGTAAGTGTAAAGCGTATCATCGCTCTTTAGATAAGAAACCATGCCCTCAGCTACATTTGCTCCAAGAGCAGTAGATCGAGCGGTCGAATCAGCAAAGACCATTACAGTCTGTTGCATTAAATATGTGTTCACGTCAGATGCCGAAAGGACATCACCCGTGTTAAAGGTTTTGAAACCTGCACCTGCCATTTATTTACTCCTTAATAACTTAAACTACTAGTTCCAATTATACCGCTTACGCTTGAATCTAAGATGAAGCCGTCAATAATTGGTTCTTGGGTTGAAAATCGGACTTGCCAAGTGTTAGGCGTAATATCGTGAGCAATACCCATAATTTCTAGGGTTTTGGTCAAGGTAGAGCCGCCTTGTTGGTTGTTGCTAATTTCGACTACATCAAAATAGTCAAGGCTCAAACCAGCCTCAACGCCTGTTGCATAATCTGGTGTAGTCAAATCTAGGGTCATTTCATCAATGCGAATAGTGGTGTCCTTATGGCTTGCCACATAAGCATTGGCCAAATTAGTTACTTCGGCATCGGTTTCGTTTAGTAAATCTTGCAGCCTGACTGAATGAGTAAAGTATTGGTCAATAGAAGAAAGATCAAAAACATTTTGTTCTGTGCCGCCAATTCGTTGAGCTGAAACATGATTTATTATCAATTTATCATCAAAGGCAAATTTGAGATTTGCGTAGTTAATACCAGTTCCATCTTGATTAAAAACAGTTGGCGCTGCGCCAATAGCTTCTGTAATTGTAGTTCGGCTTTTAAATACCGCATCACCCTCTGGGTCAATATAAAACGCGCCATATTCGGTTCCCTCAACGCGCTTTAGTGCATCAAGGACAGAGCGATTAGTTGCTGGATCTGCTTGGCAAGTGGTATCCCCTGTTTCAATTTCACGCATTGATGTAGGCCAAGACACAGTGTCCAAAATTTTGCCAATGCGCGTGCCTGTGCTTTGTCCTGCGCTTGCACCTGTTACTGTGCTAATGGCCGCCATGTTAAAAATGCGGAAAGCATCTTCGGCAGATATATCAACGTAACCAATTTCCTGACCCTTTGGATAAGAATAGTTGTATTTGGTTGTATATCCTGAAAATAGGTAATAAGTATTGCCATTATATTCAGCACTAATGCGTAATTTTCTTAAAGGTTGTAATTTGCCAAAATAAGGTGATGCGGGATTCTCTGGGTTCCAGTCACCATTTTGGTCATAAACACGAACTACTGCACTTCCTGCTTCAAATTGGTCTGCATAGATGTTGCGACCTCTACGAATAGAAATACGACCAGCGACGCTAGATAAATCCACCACATCGCTAGCGGTATCAGCTAGAACATTAGTTCCTAAAATGCCATTTTTAGGATCATCAAGAGTGAATGCAATGCCATAAACAGGCCCATTCGAAAAATCGAACGATACATTGATAGTTGCTGGTAGGCTCATAGGAACGTCGCTGGTAGCGCCTGTCTAGCCCAATTTACAGGCTTGCCTGATTGTTGAGCATCTTGGATTTGTTCTCTAATTGCAGTTGCTAAATCGTTTGCGCTCATGACGTTGCCCTCGATGTAGGCGTTGATATAAATATCGCTTTCAGCTTTTGTAGCACCTCTTGGATCAGAACCAGAATATCCAGAAAATCCCTCATAAAAAATAGGCATATCAGGATTAACTTTAGTTATATCGTTTGCATAAGCAATTACATCGTAAGGGCTGGCTCCAGCAAAGCTGGTTCCTTGCAAGGCTTTACCGCCTGATACTGTCGCAAACTGAACTGCCGACATTTGCTTTAGCAAATCTAAAGCCTGTTGTAGGTTTAAGGTATTTATTAGATTTTTATCAAAGCCAATTAAATCAAACATCGCCTTTAGGGCAGCAGTAGCCTTTAAAAGTTCAGCCATTTGTGTTTGTTGTTTCATTAAAGCTTCTAATTGCTTTAGCAAAATTTCAAGTAATGCTAAGTCACCCGCTGCCTGAGCCTGTTCAATTTCCCAAATCTTCTGCTTAATTTGTAATCGACGGACTTCCTCATCGCTTAATGATTTATTCATTAAAGCTGCTGCGATTTGAATACCCTCTAGGTCAAACTGAGCTTTTGCTTTAGCGGTTAAAGCATTAGCCTTGTCCATCAGAGTTTGCTTTGATTTCTCTGCGGTTAGTTTCTTTGCAGCCGCTAAACGATCTGCGTCTAACTTCTTTTGAATTGCAGTGATTTTTGCAGTAGTCAGCGCGTCTTTTGCTTGCTTTTCCATATAGGAAGAAGTGTTATTAGCAATACCAGAGCGTTGTTTTTGAACTGCTAAATCTTCTCTATCCCATTGCTGACGCAAGGCACGATACTTCTTTAAAATATCGCCAATACCTTTAGACGGCGAAGCGGCAATATCAATTAAAGCAATTAAGCGGCCTGTGCCTGTAACTAGGTCTGTGATGACCTGAGCTGCGGTTTCAATGCCTTTAATAAAGGCTGGAAAGCCATTAGGGCCAGAAGCGGTAGAGATTGCATCTAGTAAGCCCTTGCCGATAGTTTCGCTTGCATCAGAAGCAGCAACACGAAGTAGCGCCATCTTGCCTGTATAAGATTCAAGAGAAGCATCGCCTGAGCCTTTAAATTGCTTATTAAGAATTGCAGTAATGTCTGCAAAAGACTTGGTCTTTAGGTCTGCTTGGCTAAGTCCGATGTTTAATGATTTAAGGCCTTTGTTGTTTCCAACGTAAGCCTGTGAAAGCGCATCAATTACTTGGGTGTAGTCGGTTCCGGTTCCGGCTGATACGTCAAAAGCCAAAGCCATTAGCTTTTGGGTTTCAATGGTTGAACCTGTAACACGCGCTAACTGAGCATAGGCTGGTCGTAACTCGTCATCAAGAACGCCTGTTTGCTTTTGTAATACTGAAATAAATTCTTCTGCGCTCTGAGTAGCAAACCCCAAGCCTAAATTTTTTAAGTTCTGCGCTAATACATTTGTGGCCTTTTCGTCTGCCATATAAGCAAACATAGCCTGTTGCGCTTTTTGAACTGTAAGAATGCCACCAGATAACTTAGCAACAGATTTAGTTAAAGACTTGATGCTGAAATCAGCTTGCTTAAAACCTTTATTATCTAACTGGGAAGCAATGGAGATTAGGACATTACTCATCGAACTTTGCTCCTAGCCTGAAAGGTTGCTGCGGCCTTTTCTATGGCCTTTAATACTGCGGCAGTTGTTTTGCCTTGATCCTCATACCAAGCGCGGTAAATTACGCGGCCTTGCATTTTGTTTTGGCCTCTCATAGCTCCAGCAGTCTTGTTGTTAAGGTTTTGAACGAAAACTGAATTTGGTGTCTTACGGCCAGCAGTTTCATAAATAGCACCTGCGGCTGACTTGTTAAAAATTGTTGCTAGAGAGCGAAAACCTTTTCGGTTTGGCTTGCTAGGGGAAGTTTTGTAAGTAACTCCACGTCTAGCGACTGTGTAATCGTATTGTGGAAAGGCGCCCTCAGCTCTGGTCTTTGTGCCTTGCCAGTTGCTTAATACTTCTGAGTTAGATGGTAGGTAGCCGCGAGCCGTTCTAGTGATTGGCTTTAACGCGGCTCCCATCTCTTTAGTAAGGCCTTTGCCCAAGTCAGGCGTAAATTGACGTAGGGCTTTTCTAAGCTCTACCACGCCCTTTACGCTTACTGGCATCTTGCGCCGCCTTTACTTTGTCTTTATACACTTGAACTATTGCGTTTAACATCTGATTATCAAGTTCTAACAGATGTTGTGGTGCGACCCCCATTTCAACGCTTAACTTAGCGATGAAATAGGTGAGGGAGCCGCGATCTACCCTAAAGGGTCGCTTTCTAGCACCTCAACTAGTTTTAGTGTTTCCACAAACTCGATGCCGAAAGGTTTAACAGTTTCACCCGAACGTCTAATGCATTCCCAAGCTAACCAATACACATCGCTTTGCTTTTCATCATCACGAAATGCCTTGTGGAAGCCCTTACCTTTGGTGCTTTCAAACGCGAACTCTACTGCTGGAGTGATTTCGTGTTCTGTTACTTCACCTGTGGTTCTTGTTATCCTGAGTTTTGCCATTGCCCTATCTTTCTATTATTAGAATGTTCCAGTAGTTGCTACTGTAGTTGCACCCTGCACGTTCCAAGTTACAGACTGCATACCGACAGATGCTACATCGCCGTTAATGTCTGTTGTGTTATTTACTAGCACGTTGAAAGTGTAAAGTGGGTTTGTTGCTGAAACTGCGGTTCCCTTTGTCTGTAGGAGCTTAACTTCTACTGTGGTTCCCCATGCAGCTTGCAAAGTCGCAAGAACGTTTGCTGATGCGGTATCGTTTAGGAAATCGATTGTTACTGAAGATGCTTCTAAGCCCTTAACAAACTTGTGGCCTGTATCGCCCATTGCGGTTACTTCTAGTTCATCGAATGAACGATTAAGAGTTACTGATGTGACATGGTCGCTAAGATCTACTGAATTAACCTTAACGCCTACATTGTTATTTAGGAAAATAGCCATTTAGATTATTCCTCATCTTTCTTAGCGGCTGGTTTTGGTGCTTCTGGTTGGACTTGACCAATCTTGATTAGAAAGGCCAAATCTGGGTTCTGTGATTGGTCTGCCATTGTTAGCTCCAAGAGGTTAGGATTGAGATGGACATTTCAGCCGTTAGCAAAGTTCCAGACTGCGCTTCGAGAACGCTAGGTGCTGAAATTTCGCTTACGTTGAAAACTAGAGATGATGCAGCGAGTAAGTTAAATACGCTGATGATGTTATCTTCAATGCCGTTAAGGTTCCCCTGATTATCTAGCATTGGAACTGTAATAATAATCTTAAAATGCGCTAAAGGCGCTATGGTATTGTGTTGGTTATTCTGTGGTGAGATGTAAGGATCATCTGGAGCCACAACGACAGAATTAGCCAGAATAGTTGCTGGCGGAAATGCAAAAGTCTGCCACTTAGAGTTATCTGTAATAGCAGTTGCTATTGTGGTTCGTAGGGTAGTTAATGCTGGAGTAGGCATCAACCCACCATAGAGTTAGGGTCTAGCGCGTGAGCAATAAGGCCACGAACGCGAGCCATTAGTGAATTACCCATTCTGTAAGGTGATGGGCTATAACCATCTACTGCAACGCCACCTGATGCTGGAACCTGACGTGCTTGCCAAATATCAACCGCTATCATTAAAGCAGCTTCTTGAACTGCCGCGTCTAGTGTCCAATCAACATAAGTATCTGCTGCTACTTGGCCTAAAGGTTGAACTGGGTGATAAGGCGCTGCGGTGTTGTTATTGCCTGTAATTGCGTAGGTAATCGAATATGTGCCTACTGCAGTAATGGTCTTATTGCCATTGTGCTTAGATCCGTTGCCAGTAATAACGACTGTTTGGCCAACGTAAAAAATCTCTGTAACTTCTTCTTGGAAGTAAAGTGTGCCTGTGTTTGTGGTATTGC